CCCCGCCCGACCAATGCGGGCCTGACCGGCGGCGCGACCTGGTTCGAGAGCGCCCAGAACTGGGCCAGGGAGAAGGGTATCTCTGACGGCACGAACCCCAACGGCACCATCAACCGCGCCCAGATGGTCACCATGCTGTGGCGGGCCGTGGGCCAGCCCACGGCGGGCGGTACGGCGAACTTCACCGACGTCCCCGCTGACAGCTACTACGCGCAGGCCGTGGCCTGGGCCGTGGAAAACGGCATTACCGTCGGCGTTGGCAATGGTCGTTTCGATCCCACCGCTACCTGCACGAGAGCGCAGATCGCCGCGTTCCTGGCACGCTCCATGAAGTGACGAAAAAACAGCTCCGGTTCCTTTCACAGGGAACCGGGGCTGTTTGCCGTGAACTGCTACTGTTTTTGTAAAAAACGGGACACATTTTGCGCCGCTGGAATCAATGATAATCACCTGACCTCAGAAAACGGCAAATGAGCCGTTTTGACAAGCGGCCGTCCGGCGTTTCAGTAGCACGTAAAGCGCGCTGAGGGTAGCGATACCACCCCTCGCCTCGCACACACGGAAAGGCCCTGAGCGCAGGGCATACAAGCCGCAATTTCGACAAAAGCGAAAAAGATCACGCAGCCCAGCGGGGCCGCGACGCCTCGGGACAGCGACGCGCATAAGCGCATCGCTGTCCCGAAGGCTTTCTGCGTTCTTCAGGAGCGTCTCCGACCAAGACCCAAAAGCGGCAAAGTTTGCCGTTTTAAACCCCGGCCACGCAGGGTTTCCGAAACGTGTGGAACGCTCCGAGGGTAGTAATAGCGCCCCCATCCGAAACGCCCTGTGTTTCGCCGTGTGAGCCGCTGTGTGCGATCCTGTTGGCAAAGGCGAGTGTGTACCCATTTTCACCCGAGAAAGCAAGCGTGGGCCGTTTGTGCCGGAGGTGTTGAAGACCGTGTGGACAATGTGCTGGAAACGTTGATATGACTGCGTTTCCTGCGCCTTTCACGGCTTTTTCGAGGACGAAAAAGAAAGCAGGATAAAGGGTTGGCGTCGGAACCGACGCTCTGCCCAGTCACTTCTGCCCGCAGTGCGGGCAGTTGACGGGGGTTTCAGCGCAGGCGGTTGTGGCGTCTTTTGAATGGGATTTCAGAGCGGCTGGCGTCTTGGTTCCCGCAAGCGCAGGCGTCCCAAGGATTTTGGTGGTGCCTTGTGGTCGTTTCGGAAGGAAATCGAGGTAATCACCTTCGCATGATCAATGGCGCAAGGCAAGCGTGTTTTGAGTCACCGCAGTCAATGAAAAGAGACTTTCGACCGTTCAAAAATCGCACCGCTGTAACAAAAGAAGAACGTCCCCCGGCAGCGCAGAAATTGCGCCGCCATAGACAAAGATAAGGCAGCGCAGCTCCGAGGTGCAAATGATAACTTTCTGATAACGATTCCTCTTTTCAGTAGCTTTGTTGCCTTGGTTACGGTATTGTTCGTTGCGAAAGGGGCTGATTTTATGCCGAAAAGACGAGCAAACGGCGAGGGAAATATCCGAAAACGCAAGGATGGCCGCTGGGAGGGCCGGTACACAGTCGGTCACGATCCAGAGACAGGCAAAGCCATCATCAAGAATGTGTTGGGAAAAACACAGACAGAAGTCAAAGAAAAACTGAAAAAAGCCATCGAGGAAAACGTGGGCATCGACTATGGGCGGGCCAAGACCTACACCGTAGGTAACTGGTTAGAAGTGTGGTACGAGAACTATGCCAAAATCAAGATGCGCCCATCCACCTACCTGACCTACCATGGCTACATCGAAAACCACATCAAGCCGCAGCTCGGAAAGATCCCGTTGAATGATCTGACGACGCTGCATCTGCAACAGTTCTACAAGAAATTGTTGGCGGAAGGGCGGGTAGAGCGAATCGAAGCACGGAAGCAGCCCAAGGGACTGAGCGCCAAAACAGTACGCAACATCCATCAAATCATTTCCTCTGCCCTGAAGCTGGCAAACGAGCAGCGGCTGATCGCCCGCAATCCGGCAGATGGCTGCGCACTGCCGAAGGCGGAGCGCAAGGAAATGCAGACGCTTCCTGTTGAGCAGCTGACGTCCTTCCTCCGCGAGGCAAAAGACAGCGGCGTGTTCGCCCTGTACTACATCGACCTGACCACCGGCCTGCGGCGGGGCGAGTTGCTCGGATTAAAATGGTCGGACATTGATTTGGAAAAAGGAGACCTCCGGGTTCAACGGCAGATCGGGCGCATCGACGGCAAAATCATTGAGATGCCGTTGAAAACAAAAAATGCCTACCGCACACTGCCGTTGTCGGCAGACGCGATAAGCGTTCTGATGCAACAAAGAAGAAAAACGGGCAACAGCGAATGGGTATTCCCATCGCCCACCGGAGGCCCCATGTCGCCGGACAGCGTCCTGCACATGCTGCACCGCGTCCTGAAGCGGGCAGGGCTGCCGAAGGTACGGTTCCATGACCTGCGCCACCCTTATGTCAAGTCCACGACAAAAAAATATGAAGATTTTTTTCAACTTCTAAAAGCCAGTTAAGAACCGCAATTCCTAACTGGCTTTATCAATATACCCTGAGCTGTTATGCCAGGTCATTTTTTATTTTTAGCACGATCTCAACCCTCTTGTTAGGGTAAATAAAGATTTTTTCAATCAGCATATCAACAAGTTCAGAAGTCAGTCCTTTGTTTTCAACCAAAGACTGTAATACATCTTTTTGCTGGTGCTGACGTTCTTTTTCCTGTTGTTCAGCCTCCAGTCGTGTCATTACAACAGCCTTTGTATTCTGTACTTCAAGCAATCGCTGTTCAATAAGTGCTTTCTGTTCTTTATAGAGGTTAACATCAATTTGCTTTATTACAAGCGCCTCATACAGTTTACGCTTTTCTTCCTGCAGCTCAAAGATCTGATTATCAAATTCAGCTCGTCTCACTGCAACCTTATCAACAGGTTTTAATTCATTCGGCCCATCAATCCCCAAAGATACTTCAAACTGTTTACAAAGAAATTCATATACTATGGATTCCAATTCGCTTTCCCGGATCGTCATACCATAGCAAGGCTGTGAAGAATCCATATAGGAAAACCTGCAGCGATAAATAGTCTCATTGGAACGGTGCATAGCATGTTTGCAGGAGCCGCAAAATACCTTTCCTCGAAGGGGATAACTATGCTGTTTTCGTTTTGGAATTTTAAACCGCTTAATGGAAGCATTAGCTTTCTCGAAAAGTTCTTTGCTAACCAATGGGGTGTGATGATTTGGAATCTTGATCCATTCGCTTTCATCTTTTGTCCGCATACGGTTTCCGCCGATTTCTGTTACAGTCTTTTTTCCTATCACATAAGTGCCGATATAACGTTCGTCTGCTAACAGTCTCAAAATGGTTGAATTAGACCATACACCATTTGTCCTTGATACATCGTGATACTTTTGGCCTTTGAGAGCCTTGTATTCGCCCGGTGTAGGAATTGCCTGACTATGAAGTTCTCTGGCAATCTGCGCACTGTTCATACCGGACGCAGCATATTCAAAAATCATCTGAATAACGCAGGAGGTCTCTGGATCAGGGACCATTCGGTTATTGTCACCTTTACAATATCCATACGGGCAGATCTTACTTTGATATTCACCGCGGCGCATCTTCATATACTTTGCGGTTTTGGTCTTAACAGACATATCCCGGCTGTAATATTCACTGATAAGGTATTTGAAGGCAACCTCCATACCACCGGTATCGCCTTTGAGCTTTTTCGTATCAAAATCATCACTCACAGAAATAAAACGGGTATGAAAGATCGGGAATACCCGTTCTATAAAGTAACCTGTCTCTAGACTGTTGCGCCCAAATCTTGAAAAATCCTTTACCATGATACAGTCAATTCGGTTTGCACGTACCAGATCAAGAAGTTCCTGAACAGCAGGGCGTTCAAAATTTGCCCCACTATACCCGTTATCTACAAACTCCATCAGTTCTGCATTTCCGTATTCTTCTAAGCCGGCAGCGTGTTCTTGAAGGATCATGCGCTGGCTGGAAATACTTAAACTGTCTGTTTTGAAATCTTCCAAAGACAGACGGATATATAGAGCAATCACATATTTTTTCATTGTGCCACCGCCTTGCTGTATTCCTGAAACTCTGTACGGAAGCGGAATCTGATAGAGACATGTTTATCGTGATCCACTTCAATACGCTCAATTAAACGTGATACAAGCTCTGCAGTTAATGTACATCCAGCTTTCAGTTCTTTTTCGTCTTTTTCAAGCGTCTTATACTGTTCAAATTGTTTTTTTATCTCTATGGCTACTTTTTCACATTCTGCAAGTTCTGCTTTGGCAGAGCTCATTTTATCTTCATAGTTCTTTTTCCAAAGAAAGAAATCGTCTTTATCTACCAGGCCGCTTACCATATCTTCGTACAATACCTGAATACGATCCTGGTTCTGCTGGATCATACGGCTGGCGGTATTGCGGCGATCCTGCAATTCTTTTTCCCTTTTACGCCATTGGGTTCCATCCTCAACTAAAAGGGCATAATCTCCTAAAGCAGCGGAGAGTTCCTTTTTCAGAATGTCGATCACAGTATCTATCAATTCATTTTCTTTTATGGAAACACCGACACATTTTTCCTTATGAACCCTGCTGGGAGTAAGGCATTGAAAACGGTAAACATCTCCCTTTTTTCGGCGTGCTCTTTGGCGGTGCAGACTTCTGCCACAATGAGAACAGAAGATCAATCCTTTAAAAATATTTGGAGAATATGGAATCTTTTCTTGTTGTTTGTATTTTTCGGCAACTTCTATTCGGTACTTCTGGACCTCATCAAAAACTTCCCTGGAAACTATGGCTTCGTGGGTAGCGGCGACAGAAATAAGGTTTTCTTTTCCTGCAGGTCTTTGTTTATGTGCAACAGTTTTTGTATGGCCCTGAACCATATCGCCGGTATATTTTTCTTCTTTAAGGATCTTCATTACGGTACGTGTCTGCCAGAAACCTTCTCCTATTAAATTTTCATGCGTGATTTCCCCGGTAGAATACTTATAATTGCTTGGTGCAGGATAGCCGCCTTCATTCAGCATCAGTACAATGCGGTTCAGACCAACTTTTTCATATGCCCATTGAAAGATCTGCTGGACAACCGGAGCTGCCACCGGATCCACAATCAGCTTATGGCAGTCATCAGGATCCTTTTTATATCCAAAAGGTGCACGAGCGCCAACAAATTTTCCCTCTTTCATATCCTGTCTTGCCTGTGCTTTAATCTTACGACCAATATCGAGTGAATAGGCTTCGTTTATCATATTTTTCAGAGGAAGGATAATTCCACCGTGCAGGTTATCAGGATTTTCGGAATCAAACTGATCTGTTACAGCGATAAACCTGACATTATGAGAAGGAAAATACTGTTCTATGTAGTATCCGCTGTCAATGGAGTTACGCCCAAGACGAGACAGATCCTTTACGATTACACAGTCGATTTTTCCGGCTTCAATGTCAGAGAGCATACGCTGAAATCCCTCACGGTTAAAATTGGTTCCGGTTGTACCATTATCTATGTAAGTATCATAAATGCGAAATTCCGGTTTGTTGGAAAGGTAGTCCTTCAGAACCATTTTCTGTGTTTCGATAGAATTACCACGCTTTTTGTTATCTTCCACAGATAAGCGGATATATAAAGCGGTATTGATAAACGGAGAAACCGATGTAAAAATAGGTTCTGCGATATGTTTTCTGCTCTTTCTTGCCATCTTAGACCACCATCCTTTCCTGTGCCGGAGCAATCAGAGAAATTGCTTTCTCATATTCATTCTGATAGTTAAATTCAATTTGAAATTCATTTTTCCCAACTACCTTGATACTGTGAACAAGCTGGATCATTACCTTTCGGTCTAGTTCTTCGATTTCAGAAAATCTCTTGAAGTTCTCAATCCAGCGGTTACGTTCACTGCGGTTTTCCATAACATCTGTCCGTTTTTCTTCTAAAGCGGCTATTGCCTGTTCAAGCTGAGTGATACGAACATTGTAGGTGTTCTTCAAATTTAAAAACTCATGCTTCTCGATCAATCCGCTTACCATATTTTCATAAAGACTGGTTTTGAATGTCCGTATCTGCTCCAACTGCTGATTGTTCTGCGCGATCTGTCTGCTGTATTCCCGGATCAGTTCTTTATTGATACGGCTCTGATTGATACCGGATAAAATTTCTTCCAAAGAAACAACATTATTAACAAATCCTTTTACACTATCCCTGACACATTCCATCAGGTCGCTTTCCTTTACCATAACAGGGTTTGTACAGCCACTCTTCTTCCCGGTAGGGCAATAGTAGTAGTGGTACTCTTTGTCTTTATAGCGGTTTGTCTTTCGTATCATACGGGCGCCACAGCAGCCACAGATCAATATGCCGGAAAATAAATAGACTTTATTTTTACCGGGAGAAGTACGGGTATCCAGTTGCCGGATCTTCTGCACCAGGTCAAAATCGTGGGGCTCAATAATCGCTTCGTGAGCGTGTTCCACACGAATCCATTCGGACTGAGGACGGTTTTCAATTTCTTTCAGTTTAAAGTGCTGTGAGCCTTGTTTTCCCTGAACCAGAGTGCCGGTATAAGTTTCGTCCTGCAAAATACGGACAATCGTAGTAGAGGACCACCGACAATCTTTTCGATCGGTATATCCGTTTCTTGCACAAGGCAGACCATTCATTTTCTTATAGGCAAGAGGAGAAAGTGTTCCTAAACGGTTCAGCTCATTTGCAATCGCATAAGGGCTGAAACCTTCCAGGCGCATCCTGAAAATGCTTCTCACCACCTGAGCAGCATATTCATCTACCACAAGGAGATTATGATTTTCTTCGGATTTGCGATAGCCGTACACGGTAAAAGCTCCGACAAAATCTCCATTTTTACGCTTTGTTTCAAGAGAACTGCGAGTTTTCAAAGAAATATCGCGTGCGTAAGCCTCGTTCATAATGTTTTTTACAGAGACCGTAAGGTCATCCCCGGCGGACTCATTGATCGTGTCGATATTGTCGTTGATAGCAATAAACCGTACACCATAAGCCGGAAAAACACGCCTCATATAACGACCAGTCTCGATATACTCACGTCCAAGTCTGGAAAGATCCTTTACAATCACACAGTTGATCTTTCCCTCCATAATATCATCCATCATTTCTTTGAAAGCCGGGCGATCAAAAATCACACCACTATAACCGTCGTCCACTCGTTCCGAAACAAGTTCGATCTCTGGGTGGTGGCTGGCAAATTCCTCAATCAGCTTTCTTTGGTTTCCAACACTGTCACTTTCGTTTGACTTATCATCCGTATAAGATAATCGGATATACTTCGCAGCTTTATAAATCTGCATACAAAAACACTCCTTTCATTACGGAAAAATGCCCGCAATTCAAGGAGTGCAGTATGCCTTATTGTTATTCAATTCCTTTTCCGATTCTTATTATAACGCTCCATGCGGGAAAAAACAGCCCCCAAAATGTAAATTTTTATCGTAAGATACCATGCAGGCATTCTTCTAATGTAGCCCCGTCCGTACAGTAAGTAGCACGCACAATAAACTTTCCACACCTGAAATGACAGGGGTTCTTGATCTGTCTGACGAACTCGGCGATCCGTTCCTCACGTGGAAGTTCCTTGTTGACGGATACACTGCGAATATCCACCAGATTATCAGAATAAGAAGTTTTTTGTTCCATCTTTTCAGCTCCTTTCCGTAAATTGATTCTCAATCAAAATCACATGGATAAAGCCGGACCTGGACTTGTAATCTAAGCCCGGCTTCATAGTATCTGATTTCGATTTTATATGCCGTATTTGCCACGCATCCCCGGCAGGTTCTGTTGACACAGAACAGGGGTTGCTATGGGCTGCGGACAGCTTGACCGCATCATAGCCCCGCAGTCGTCGCCGCTTTGCCAGAGCAAGCGCACGCCGCAGGAACTCCCCCCAAGTCTTTAGGAGGCCGTGAAGAAGTACCATTGTCATCTGCGCCGTCGTCGCGCCCGAACCTGCCACAGCCGGGTTAATAGGTTGCGTGGATCGCTCGGACAACCGGGTTCATCACCTCCTTTGGCTGTCTGTCATGGCGCCGCCCTATATGCCGCTCGGTACGCAGAATGATGTACCCATAGCAACGTATATTCACTTGTCAAAGAACCATGAGGGAGAGAAGGCAATCAAAGCAATCCGTATTGGAAATATGTCGGAACGGTTCTGTCCGATCCAACCACAATGGCTTGTCCTGCCAAAAGGTCCCTTCATAATACAGTACATTTTCAGGGAAAAAGTTAGTGGGCTTATAAATTATTTTTTAAAAAATATTCTTGAAGCTGTTTTAAACCTCTGTTAATACTCTGATGAACTGAAATTTTACTGCAGTTTTCCACTCTGGCAATTTCCGTTTGGCTCATGCCGAGAAAATAATGTGCATAGATCCTCTGACGCTGTTTTTCTGATAGAGTAGCAAGTCCCTTATAGATCATTTCAGTCACCCTATGCTGTTCATAAATATCTGCTGGTGATTTTTGATCTACAAGGGCTTCATATTCAATTCCATCTCCAAAATCCAAAGAAAAATATGCTTTGTGTCGATATGTATAAATCCGATATGCTTC